AATGGATATAACAACTCCCTCCTAAGGAGTAGTTGCAGGTTCGATTCCTGCAGGGGGCATATAAACTATTGATTTTACGGGGTGTTTGAGGTGTTTCGCCCCAAATTCGCCCCTAAATTTGCGAATATCTCTCTTACTTCTGAGTTGCTTGCTTCCTCTAGTTCTTTTAATTGGTGAGCATAGACTTCGATAGTGATGTTCATATTTTCGTGGCCAAGAATTTTCGAAATAGAAAGCAATTCTACACGTTGAGAAATTAGAAAAGAAGCATAAGTATGTCTAAGCGAATGAGCATGAACATTTCTCCCGACTATACGTCTTAGTGTCTTATTAACAGCATTATTTGATATGTTGGAGAAAATCCGATTTTCTTTGTTATGGATCCAATGTTCTTTTTGGTAGTTTTTCAACAATTTAAGTGTCTCATCGTCAAGTGGTATCTTTCGGATACTGCTTTTTGTTTTTGTACTTGCAAAATCAAGATTTGTTTTGTAATTCCAGGTCTTATCTACAGAAAGAACCTTGTTATCATAGTCTACACTGTCCCATGTAAGCCCTAAGCATTCAGCGAAACGCATTCCAGTCACTGCGATAAGATAGATCACTGCATAAGATTGAACGTCCATTTTATTCTTCGAAACGGCTATAACTGTCTTGTACTCTTCAACTTCAAGAAACTTGGTTTCTTTCTCAATCCCTTTATGTTGGGATACCGCTTTGGCAAAGGTTGTGAAATCCTTTTGAATAATTTCTTCATGAACTGCCATAGCCACACATTGCTTGATATGGATATTTAGTCTTTCAACAGTTGCTTGTGAATGTGTTTCAGCAAATGTATTTAGGGCTTGCTGATAGATTGAACTGGTTATATTTTTAAGTTTCGCCCCTGGGAATAGTTTTTCAATGTTGCGACTGGTAACTTGATAAACCTGCCAAGTCACGGGAGAAATATTAGGTTTCTTATGAATGGTAGACCACTGGGTGAAGTAGTCGTAAAGGGTAATGTCGTCCGAAACATAAGAGGGAAGAAGTAGTTCTTTCTCTCTTTCAGCAGCAGCTATCTGTGCAGCCTTTTTAGTTGGAAAACCACCTTTCTCAGCCTTTTTGTATTTTCCGTCGTGGGATTTATAAGAAATGCGATATTCCCACTTACCATTCTCTCTTCTTCTATATGATGCCATTTGATTTTCACCTCATTTCTTGGTAAAATGGGTATAGTAAAAAGGGCCATTTAATGCCTTTTACTATCCAGATTATCCTCACACTCAAAATTTGGCGATGGCGAGTGTGGGGATTTTTTTGAGTTGTTTCCAAAATGGAAACAGTTGCTAGATAAAAAGAAAAGTAGCCGTATCAAATACGGCTACCATCACGTTATGGATCTAAAATCCAAATGTAAACTTTATGGAGCTAAACTCCTAATAGCTGTATTGTAATATAATTATTAAAAAAAGTCAAGAGATTAGAACAGGTATAATTCTTTTAACTTTTCGTTAATTTTGTCCAATGTGTTATCAGATACTTTTATTTTTCCGATTGGATCTAATCTATTTTTCTTTAAAATTCTATCTTTGCTGATTGTTTGAAGGTTATTACACTTTGCATAAGAACGCTTAATGTACTTTTTATAGTATTGAGTTAATTCAATAACGTCAGTTATTTCTGATTGTGTCCGTTTAAGGTTATCATCGTCTATTATCTTAGGTTGAATTATTTCGTTTGAAAATTGTTCTGTGTAAGCTTGGTAGACATCCAATAAGGCAGCTTCAGTGATTGCATTATTGGAATCTAAATATTTTAGGTAGGCAAATAATTCTTTGTGTAATTTTTCAATATATTCATCAAGCAAAATAGAAGGGTATTCTGCAATAATTTCATCAATGAGTACAGTATCTATTTGATTTTTAGATGTTAGAGGAATTACTGTGAGTGTTTTTTTATAAGGACTATCTACTTTGTCTAAGACGATCGCCCAATGATTATTTGATAATTCTCCGCCTATGTTTACACCAAATTCTACAAATACTAGAGAGCCACGGCTGAATTTCCAATATTTTCTTTTTTGAGTCTTGGCTTCAAATAAGAATTGTTCAGATTGTCTTTTAACTGCTGGTGCCAGAAATCTGTATTTAGAAGATGTATGTTTTGCTTTACCAAGTTTATAGAGTTTTTCAACTTCTATGTAGTTTTGTTTGGTTTGTTCAAAATATGGATTTTCTTTATTCATTTTATTTCTCTCTATACAAATCCACGACTTCACCGATAATTCGGAAGTCGGTGTCTGGTGTGATTGGCATATCTTTATATTCAGGGTTCAAGCTATGTAAGTAAGCTTGGTCTTTGTCAATTACTAGCTGCTTGATGTAAGCATCGCCGTTGTAGTTAAATACTCCTATAACCCCATCATTTAAGTCAACACTTGTCTGGATAAATACAAGATCACCATCTTGATAGTCAGGCGCCATGGAGTCTCCTTTGATTGGGATAACAAAGTCAGCATCGATATCTACTGGCAACTCAATCCGTTCCACTTGTACGTCGTTCAAATACTGCCCTGTACCTGCAGAAGCTGGATGGTCGTAGTAGTCGTAACTGTAGAGCTGAATGGCCTCCGATACTTCGTTTGGTTGAGTTTCTTCTTCGTTTTTTTGACTCTCCAGAAGCTCTTCAGACGTCCGTAGCACGATTTTTTGATTGGGTGGGGTTAATTGCACTACTGTGTTTGTAATTGCTTCTAAAAGTGAGTCTGATGGTTGCGTGGTAGTAGCCTTATTTTCAATAAGGTCTGATTTATTTATATTGAAATAGTTTGCCAAAAGTTCAATCTTCCCAATCCGAGGATAAGTTATTCCTTTTAGCCAATCTCGGACGGTAGTATATTTCAAATTAAGGTCAGCGCATAGTGTATTCCTGTCTACCCCTTTTTTCTCCATATAAAAACTTAGATTGTTGGCAAAAATTTCTTTATTTTCGACTTTCATTCCCTCACCTCCTTATATAGTATATTTTACGGCAAAAACGCAAAAAAGTAAAGAATAAAATAAAAAATTGCGAAAAAAACGCAAAAAACACTTGACATTGCGGTTTAACCGCAGTATAATATAATCAAGCTTAGAGATAAGCAAATAAAACGAAAGGAAAAAGAGGTATGCGAAGACGCAAGAAGCCTGAAAAGGCAACAAAAAAAGAGCCATGGCTTGACGGTCCTAAGGCTCTGGTTATCTCAACGATTGTTACAGCGAGCGTTGAGTTAATCAAACACTTCTTGAAATAGAAGTGGGGTGAGCGGGGCGAAAGCCCCAAGGCTCACTAACAGTATAGCATATCTCGGAGGTTTTGTCATGAAAGACAAGAAGAAATTTTGGAATGTGGTCTGTTGGTCACTCACTGGTGTTATCTGGGTGTACTTCATCTGGAAATGGTTCTTTTAGAAAGGAGGTAGGAGATGGATACAAAAGAAATTGTTTCAAAATTAGAAAAAAACATAGCCGAAGTAAGTTACTTAAGAGGCTATGTTAAGGGTCTTGAGGAACGAATCAGACGTTTAGAACAGGCTAATCAGTAGTTTTAAGTGTGAAAGCATTTGGATACTTCGCTTGCAACTCAAAGATTTTCTCAAGTTTTTCAGGTTCTTGAAAAGCCATCATGATAATATCTTCTTGAGTCATTGGACGATTGGTAGTTGGTGCGTTTGCAATATTGCTGTTTAACGTTTCAATAGCATCATAGATATTGTTAATAGTAGATTTTAACTGGGCGAACTCTTGAGTTGTGACATAGTCTTTCTCATCATTATTTTTCTTTTTTAATGTTGAAAAGTCTAGACTTTCTTCGGTCTTTTGGATCCGTTGGATAGTTTTGCTAACAGATTCAAGGACATCTGTTCCTGAAGTATTTTTCAAATCATACTGTATGATATTGATTGTTCGAATATCAAATGGGATGTCTTCATTGGTTTGCTGTCTTAAAAAGATGGTTGGCAAATCCAAAGCTTTACGATAGCCGAGTTCTAAAAAGACATTTGGGTTGTTACCTGTTATATCAACAATAACAAGGTCTGACTTTATTAGAGCGTCAAATATTTTATCATCTATTCTATCAGAATGATATAATTCGTCAGCTCTTTTTACATCGTATTTATCGGACAAAGCTGGCTTAATGATATGTCTTAAGACGCTATCAGAATGATTTCTAATTTCTGATTTTTCTGGACCGATAGCAGAGACGACAAAACAAATTTTTTGTGACATGGTTTTTCTCCAATCATTTTATTTTGATTATACCATATTTGAAAGGGGGGTGAGAGGAAAAAGCTGAGCAATAATGGATTAAAAAAACTCCAGCAAGTTACCAAGTCGCTGGAGGTGTGGATTTTTTATAGATCAACGTTGGTAAGACTGAAATCACTTCGGAGGTTCCACTTCCTACACATGCATCATTCACTGCGAATACTAATTCTCGGGGAGTTCTGGGGAAAGAGTTAAAGTTTCCATCCTACTCGTACAGTTGCTATCACAAAAGTACGGCAGGCCGATAACTCAATCCCTTTTCTCCGCACTAGTTACTTGTCAGTTGGAAAGACTGATGTTCGTTAGTGAGAACGTTTTTCAAAGGTTGATCACATTTCTATACAAAAACTCGGACAAATAAAGCGTCCTCCCTTCGTAAAGATATATTCATTATGCAAAATCAAGTTGATTAATACATCAGTCTTAAGACTGATTTTTGGAGGCAATATTTGGAAGATAAAATCATCGAACTAGCTGATTACTTTATCAGCGAGAACTCAACGTACAGAGAAGCTAAAATAGCGTGTGAGAAGCTATTGAGACAAGTCAGCCATGAGATAGAACTCAGGGCGCTGGAAAGTAAGACGAGGGTATGAAATGAGACCAAAACGGTATCCGTATAGTGGAAAAAAAGGGCATACCTTGATAAAGGCAGACCATGAATTTGTAGAAAAACTTTTAAGAAACACTAGTTATCTTGAGAGTTTACAAAAAGAGCCTATCGATTTTCAGATAGACTCAGAAAAATTCAAGCATCTTAGCTATGAAGCCATTCATGATACTTCTCTGCTTACATTATAGCAGAATTGCGAGGAACAAATAGAAAAATAAGGAGGTAAAGCCGATGAACGAAATAGCACTGATTGCAGTAACAATCGTTAATGTAACTTGCGCTTTAATCAATCTAATTTGCTTTATTAAAGACCGGATGGATTGATTTAGTTTTAGAAAGATAATGAATTTGTCTGTTGGTTTTAATCTTGATAGTATGTGGAGGTTCATTCAGGTAGTATGACAACTTATGGAATGAGTATGGATTTAATTCTATCTCATCTTCAAATGGTGCAGAGTACCAATCTACATTAAAAAATGTCTGCGTACTGCTAACTGAACCAAATGGATCTGGTTTCTTCTCAGGAATAGCAGTGACTGGATTAAATCCGTTGTCAAAAATTTCTTTTCCGTTTTTGTCAAACAGTTGGACATTTTTGATTAGAACATCTGAATTTGATTGGTTAGACAAAACAAAGCTGTACTGATAGCAAGAGTATTCGTTCATTCTTGTTTTACGGAATTTAGAAACGCTTAATTTCACTCTGTTGACTTTCAAAGAGTAAATCAAGCTAACAACACCAGTAATAGCTCCAATCCATGCAGCAGAAATATTCAAAATATCAATCAAACTAAACATCAAAATTACCTCGTTTTTGATTTTATTATATCATAAAAAACAGAGGATATTATTAATATAAGGAGGTAGGAACGTGCCGAAAATGACTTTAAAAACACTACGAACAATTAAAAATTGGAGACAAAGTGATGCGGCAGCAGCTGTGAATGTATCAGTTGATACTTGGGGGCATTGGGAACGTGGGATAACAGAACCTAGTGTTTCAAAAGCATATCAAATCGCTAGTGTTTTCGAGGTATCAGTAGATGATATTATTTTTTTACCCAACATTGCGGTTTAACCGCAAGGAGAGAGTGCACATGTGAAAGAAAGGAGAAAACATGGAGGATATTATTAGAGTTCTGGAAAAAGAAAAAGACCACCTTGAAAAAATCATTAAGGTAGTCAGAACTGGTGGTAAATTCCTGAGATTGCCGTATCAAAAAAAGTCACGCTCGATTAGTGAGAATCTGAAATTGATTTCTCAAAATCTTGATAAATTGAGCGAGCAAGTTCAACAAACCACGAATCAGCATTCATGATTTCAAGATGACGAAAGAAACCTGTTTTGGTTTCCAGTTCGGAATCGTGTGCATAACGTAATATTTCTCTAGCAAAGATGGTTTCAAAATCAAAATCTTTACCATCATCGTAGATGTCGCGTTTGCTTGCTATTGTCAAATATTCTTTAAAAGTCATAAGGTTAACTCCTTTCTGCTTTTATTATAGCAGAAAAAGAAGAAAGAAAAAGAAAGGAGAAAATATGCCAGATATCGCAAACGGTCGTGAAAAGGTTAATACTTTCTTAAAAGAGAAAGGTATCAAAAAAACAACTTTAGCGGTTGCTTACGGCTTTAAGCGACAGGAAGTAACAAATATTTTAAGTGGAACGACTAAAGGACCACGAGCGAACAGTTTTATTCTTCAGGTTATTGAAGATTATGGGATTGAGTAGGAAAGGAGTGAACATGAACGAACTAGAAAGAACAGCCCTCAACGAGATATTGAGGACCGTGACATATATTGCTGAGAAGTTGGATGAGTTAGATGCTAGGTTTTCTCAATCAGAAGAAGTGAAAGCCAAGGCTTCGTCCGCATCGTAATCAGCTGCGATAAATTGAGCTGCCGAGAGAATGAACTTCTTTAAATCTTGGATGTCTTTACCATCATGTCTACGAACATAATGAGTTTCATCATTTCCAATCCAAGCGACGGATTTTGCTAAAGCTTGAATTTTTGGAAAATCATTCAAGTAGTCAGCGATTACTTTTCCAAGCATGATTGATTTGATGTGTTCTTCTTCAGATGGATTTTTGGAAATTACGTAGTCTTTTATGAGGAACTCAGCAGCTTTGCGATATCCGACCCCTGCTATTTGATCTAATGCCTCACTTTCTGCAACAGTTGCTTGAGAATAAATTTCAACAAAAACAGGAGAAACCTTCTCTATATTTTCAGGGAGCTTTACTTTGATAGGTGGACGGTAGCTGTATTTAGCAATTGAACAAAGTTCAGATGTAGATGTGAAAATATACTCGACAGCAAAGTATTTTTTACAAGCTGAGCGTGAGCAACGAAAAGTAACAACAAAGCGAGCATCTCCACTAGAGTAACTGTCCTCGCTGTCTGAAATATGTATTTTTTCAGGCGAGATACTTTTTCCGCAATGTGGGCAATATTCAGGATATTCAAATTTTATTGGCTGGCTGAATGCGCCATGGAATGAAATGTTAGTGCTTTTCATAAGATTTCTCCAATCAATTTATTATCTTTATTATACCAAATTTAGAAAGGAATTAGAGAGTGAGCGAAATAACATTATCAAATAATCTTAGTCAGATTGAACTGGAAATTAAACGATTTCTAACTGTTCCTTTGAAATTAAAAATTTTACGAGAATGTTTGTTGTATTTGTTCTTCAAAATGACCAACGATACAACAGATATAACGGTAGAGAAGTCGACCGTATATTCTAGTGATGGAACAAGCAAGTCAGTCTATACAGTTACTGTATATAACTAAACAAAAAGCACCTAACAGAAGTCAGGCGCTTACCAAAATAACTAACTGAATTATAACACGAAAGGAGCAAAAATGGAAGAACTTATTCAAGCGATTGCAAGCCAAATCAAATTTACGGTATTGCAATCAGCAGATATTGAAGAAGCTTTCCCTCTAGAGTTGAAACGAAAAGATGTGGCTAAAATGCTTGGTGTTTCTGTAGATACGTTCGATGACCGTTTTCGCTACCAAAAAGGATTTCCAAATATAAATGATAAGCGTTGGCCACGGGATGCAGTCCGAGAATGGTACAACGCAAACTGGATGAATTTAACGAAGTGAGGAAGAAATGAACCTACTAGCAAAAATTAAAAACTACTTTTCGGAAGAGGTCGAAGAAGCTGACACTGACTTGAAAGAGGTCGAGGTCAAAGAAACCAATCTTGACTGGAAAGAAGTCGCTTTAGATCTTAATCAATCACTGATTGAGACGCAAGAAAAACTTCAAGAAGCAAATCAAGAAATCGCAGACTTGAATAAAATCGTAGAAATCTACAAGGAAAAGGAAAACGCAAAATGATGGAATACATTTACTTTGTAATAATCGTAGGAATCGGGTTGTGGTCGCTAGTGAATACGCTGGATGACCACGCTGAAATGAAGCGCCAAGAGCGCCAGCGAATAGCTAACAATGTCGCACGAATGAATTTGAGAAATTCAGACAAGCAATTTACTTATGATGTAGAACCGCCTGTAGGGCTAGTTAAGGAGTAGAAAGATGACACAAGCTGAACGAATCAGGGAATATTATAGAGAGCACCCTGCTGCCTCATATGATGAAGTGGCTGAGGTTGTCGGTACAACAAAAAGTAATGTAAGTGCGAACTTAGCAAAAGACATCAAGGCAGGCAGATGCGTTCGCTTGGAAGATAAGTCATACGACTACTCGCCTTACTATAACCATACACAGGCACTCACTGAGTTGGTTGATTGGAAGAATGATACTAGACGTGAGTGGGTGGATATGCTGACAAGAGCAGCAGAAAAAGAAACGGATAGCAACGTTATGCGTTTGCTAATCAAAGAAGCTAATAAATTGATGAAAGAGGTGACTAAGTAGATGGTTCGAAATAAATTATCAGATTTAACAAATACTTTGTTTGCTCAGTTGGAAGCATTGGACGACAGGGATCTTACTGCTGATGAATTAAAGACCGAGCTTCAACGGTCAAAACAGATGGTCGCAATCTCGGGTCAAATCTTACAAGCCGGCCAATTGGCGCTAGATGCCGAGAAGTTCAAAGACAAGGTAGGTGAAGTTAATGCCCCGATCGCTTTGCTGGAAGGATGAGTACACGGAGTACATGCACGAGATATGCCCTGGCCGACTAACTCCTGAAGTAACCAGGTTACTAAATGAGAAATTTGGTACGACCTATACCAAGACTCAAATAGGAGAAGTACGCAAACGTTTAGGGTTACCAGTTGGAAAAGTATATCAAGGTAGATTGTTGACCAAGGAGCAACACGACTACCTTATATCGATCCAAAAAAATAAGATTTCTCGTGATGTCGCAAATGAAATGAACCGAAAATTCGGATTATCACTGACTGAGAAACAGATTGAGAATTATCGGAGAAATAATAACCTACATAGTGGGTTGACAGGGAGGTTTGAGAAAGGTCAGACTCCTCACAATAAGGGGAAGAAGTTCCCGAACCGACCACCCAATAGTGGTTACTTCAAAAAAGGTAATAGACCTCCGAATTATGTACCTGTCGGTACTATCAACTACACAACAGACGGTTATCCAAAAGAAAAAATCGGGGAGCCTAATCAATGGGTTTTGAAACATCGTAAAGTCTGGGAGGACCATCACGGGCCGATACCAAAAGGATACTCAATTGTTTTCCTGGACGGTGATAAAACAAACTATGATATTTCAAACCTGGCATGTTTATCTAAAAACGAAATTGCTAGAATGAATCAAAATCATTTATTCACGTCCAACGCTGATTTGACTAAATCTGGTATTGGACTAACAAAACTTACAAATAAGATCAGAGAGGTAGAAAAGAATGGCTAGTTTATACGAACTAACAGGGATTTTTAAACAAATCAATGATATGGAAGGGCTGGACGAAGAAACAAAAGCTGATACTCTGGATTCGATTGATTGGACTGACCAGTTCGAGGAGAAAGTCGAAAATACGGTCAAGGTTATCAAAAATAAAGAAGCTGATAAGAAACAGCTTAAAGAAGAGATTGACCGTCTTACGGCACGATGCACGTCGATTGATAAGGACATCACACGCCTTAAAACTGGCTTACAAGGAGCTTTTGAAATCACCGGACATGACAAAGTTAAGGGGTTACTCTTCACTGTTTATCTGGCAAAAAATCAACCTTCAGTCATTGTAGACGAGGATCTGCTGCCTAAGAAATATTTTGTGAAGAAACTGAGTCCGGACAAAACAACCATCAAGGAGTTGCTTAAGGCTGGCAAGAAGGTCAAGGGTGCTACCTTGCAAGAAAGTAGAAGTTTGAGGATTAAGTAATGGAATTGATGAATAAAACACGAGTAACAGATTCACTAGCAGTTGTGATTGGACCAGAATCAATTGAAGTACTTGTTACTGAAGGCTTTCTATTTGATGTTGCAATTCGTTTTGTAAAAGTAGATGAAACAAATCTTGATCAGGGAAATGAAAAGCCGGTATTTACTCCGGAGTACAAACTGGTCACAGTCGCTAAATACAAGGAAAAACCTATTTTTGAATCCGAGGAAGATATTCGAAGATTCGAAAAACAAGCAAAAGAAATTAAGTCGCTATTTGCCTTTGCAAAAGTTAACAAACAAAATTGGTTTAACACGGCCCTTTATCCAGGAGTGTTGACTGAGAAAGTTGGTGTTTGATGAAAATTTTAGCAATTGATCCATCAAGCAACAAAATTGAAACTAGTACAACAGGAGTTGTCTTGTTAGACAATGCGAGGTTAGTCGATAGCTGGGCAGTTTCTTATGGTATGAAGGGATTTGCTAAGTGGTTTCACGAAATCGGAAAAAGTCTTGAGTGCGATGTCGTTATTATCGAGGAATACAAAGTAAGGGATACCGACAAGTCAAAAGATAATAGTGTACTTGACACCATTGCTTATATCCAGCTTTGTTATCAGGAAGCAATCTTGCAAAACAATGCAGGTTATAAGTCGGATATTCCAGACGATCTTTTGAAAATTTTAGGCCTTTGGAAATTCGAGAAAAGCCATCACCAGGATGTCAGAGCGGCAGCAAGACTTGGATTATTTTGGGCAATGAGAAATGATATTGAAGAAGTAATTCAAGATATTGGAAAGGTGGTGAGTGAGTATAACAATAACGTTAAGAAAGTGGCAAGCTGAAGCAGTCAAAAGAAGTAACCACTTATCAAATGGAATTTTTCTTGAAGCTTTAGGGGGTCGGGGTAAAACTATATGCGCTCTAGCTATCTCAAAACATAAAAAGGCTAAGAAAATCATCATCACAAACAACAGATTGGCAATCTTGAATGGTTGGATTGATGCAGTCAAGTTTATGAATTTTGATAAAGATGTTGAGATTATCATTCAAACGGATAGATATCTTCAAAATCAAGTCAAAAAGGGGCATAAATTAGATTGTGATGTGCTGATAGTAGACGAATGGCAGAACATGTCGTCTGACAAACAAGTGACCTTATATCGAAAAATAAAGCGAAAATACACGATAGGTCTTTCAGCGACACCAATCCGGAAAAAAGGACAAAATTTCTATCCGCTTGAAAAAACGGTATTTGGTTGGGCAACCCCAAATAATAAATTTGACTGGCAAAAGACTCATGGGAAAATGGTCTATGATCCATTCAGCTACTCAAAAGAGAAGTGGGAAGATTTCAGGAATTATGAAAGTTATATCTCAAACTTGCCGAACTTCTTCCGCTGGGAAGACATTGAAAAGATTGAGAATGCCACTGAAAATAACGGTTTTGAAACCAAGTTCTATCCAGTCACAGTTAAAGCTGGAAATCCTGAGAAATTAGCTGAGTTTAGGCAGCTTAACCTGGTCACTGTTGGAGACAAGACGGCTATGGCCAAACAGTCCTTTGGTCGCAAGACCTTTGAGAAGTACCTAAATCAAACTGGTGTAACCGTGGATTTTCCAAAACTGAAGCCAGTTAATGCAGATACCCCTCTCATGCTCAAGCTGGACGGATTGATTGAGAGGACACCCCATGAAATGCTGATTGTCAGTAAGTCTAAGCAGATTGTCAACGTCATTCGCGAGCGCCATCCTGAAATTGGAATCTGGACGGGAGATATCCAAGAAGGACTTGATAAGAAAATCGTGGTTGCTACTAGTCAAGTTTTGGGTGTAGGAGTTGATGGTTTACAGCATAAATATCAAACAGTTGTCGTGCTGGATCCGGTAGATAAATCTTCTGGTGAATATGATGACTATCGTCAATTGTTGTGGCGCGTGACTGGTTCACGGCAGCAGCATGATGTGAATATTATCGAATTTTATTATAAAGAAAGTAAAAAAAGAGGAAAACAAAATGAACAAAAAAACTGAAATGATCGTATTTCGTAGCCGTAAAACCGGAAAATTTCTTGAATCTTACAAAGACCGTGGGAGCCTAGCCTTTCAAGCAGAATATTGCTGCATCACTCACTGTTTAAAAATCCCCCGTGAAAAATATGAGGGAAGCAAAAAGACTTACAAGGCCCTTGCAGCAGCCTTTGACTGTGAAATTGTCGCCCTGGAAATTGAATACAAGATGAGCTACCCAAACGGTTCAGAAGTTGAACCAATCAAACGAGAGCTTCCATTTATCGAGGACATGATTAAGGAAATTTTTGGAGGTAAACTCTAATGGTATTTACACTTCCAGCAAATAAACCACAAGTACCTAAAGACACCCCACGGAATTTCTTCATCTATGGTGAAACTATGAGTGGGAAATCTTACCTGGCCAATGAGTTTCCAAATCCAATCGTCTTGAACACGGATGGAAATGCAGAAGCTAACAGTGTGCCAAGTATTCAACTTGTGAATGTGAAAGATGACAAGGGAAGAATTACTAACTCAGTCATCAAGCAACTTGGAGAAATCTTGCTTGCTCTCCAGACGCAAAAACATTCTTATGAAACAGTGGTCATTGACGTTATTGATGATGTCATTGAAATGATTAAGATCGCTGTCTGTGATGAATTGACTCCACCAGGTAAACCACGTTTGAAATCTTTGTCAGAAATTCCATACGGTAAAGGTTACGACTTTTTCAATCAAGCTATCACAGAATTAGTCATTGACCTCAAAGCCTTACCAATGAATGTTATTTACATCAGCCGTCAGGTTTCGGAATATGATGACAATGGCAATGCTACCAAAGACAAACCAAGCTTGAAAGATAAGTATGTCAATCTTATCAACGGAAATTCTGATTTGATGATCCACACTGAGAAAATCGGAAATAACTACAATCGTGAGGTTGACCGCAAGCGTAAGACCTACTATGCGGACCAGGTTGATGACAAGGCCATCTTGAAAATCTTGGTAACTATCCGTGGGGCTGTTGAGCCTGCAAAGGGCAAGCTAGCCCCTAAAAAAGAAGCAGCTAAGACAACTAAACCAGCTAAGACCGAAAAAACAAAAGAGGCACCTAAGAAAGAAGTTGACTCTGATGATGAATTATTTTAAGAAATAAAGGAGAACACACATGAGCTTACTAGATATCGCAAAATCAATCAAAAAAGAGGGCTTTGACCCACGCAAAGACAGTGCCAACGGCCCTGCACCAATCCCGGCTGGTACTTATCCAGTAGTCCTGAAGAAAGCAACCTTCAACGTATCGGACAAAGGCTGGGAAAGCCTTGGTTATCAATTTGAAATCCGTGGCGGTGATTATGATGGTCGAGTTGAATATGCAACGTTTGGAACGCTTGATACTTGGAATAACAAAGATATTTCTTGGTCAGTACAACGTACTATTAAATTCTTCCAAAAGGCCCTTGCATTTGCAGACGATGCACCTTTAAAATCTGACTTTGATGATGGGAAATCGCTCGAAGAAGCTCTCCAACGTAAAGCAGTTGGTTCTTACTTCAAGTTGATTATTATTGAGACTAAAAGCAAAGGTAAAACATACCGTAGCTACGATCTTGATGAAGCAGAAGGACTTCCAAGTGCTGCAGGTTTAGATATTAGTGATGATGATTTGCCATTTTAAAAAATAGGAGGAACACGGAATGGCTAGTATGAAAGAGTACGCTCTAAAATATCAAAAATTGGGATTTTCAGTTATTCCAATCAATCCTAAAAATAAGATGCCTTTGATTGAATTTGCCGACAAACCTGCCATGACTCCAGCTGAGATTGAAAACTTTTGGGACGGCTACCCCAATGCCAACATCGCTTTAAGGACAACTAACTTCTTTGTTATCGATATTGACAAGCACGGTAAGTCAAATGGTTTTGAGTCCTTGAAAAAATGGAAATATCTAGGATTAATTGAACCAACGCTACAATCCAAAACCGCTAGTGGTGGTAAGCATCTGTTATATTTTAAACGAGATGATGAACCAATTACTCAGATGATTAAATTCTTGCCTGGTGTTGATATCAAAGCGCACGAGAATAACTATATCATAGTAGCACCTTCAGCAACAGAGAATGGCCAATATGAGTGGGATTTGGAGAAATCAGCGGAAGGTGGGACAATCGTTACCCCTTCCCGTGATTTAATCAGAGCAATTAAAAAGCAGTACGGCCTCACTCACGGATATAGATACGATGGTAAAGACGGTCTTAGGTATTTAGCAAGGCGCTCTCAAACCAGAGAGCGGACACAGACAACCGACCTCTTTGAAACCATAGCTCTTGGTTTTGGTGATGAGGGCGGGCGAAATGACAAGCTGGCTAAATTCGTCGGTGGTCTCTTGTTTAGAGCGGTTGATGATGAAGTGGTTGTTCAGCTTGCAAGACTGGCAAATACTAACAGTCGAAATCCTCTATCAGAAAAGGAAGTGATGCGTACTATTGAAAGTATGATTAAAAAGGATAGGAGGTGAGAGGAATCGGTGATGTAGTAAGTATAAATTCACAAGACAGAATGATCACAAATGCAAAAGGTAACATCAAAGCGAACAGCCCGATGAATGTACTTGTAGCGTTTAAAGCTGATGATCAACTAAGTATTTATTTAAAACACAATGATTTCTCCCAGGAACATGAACTCCTTAAAGATATCAAGATTGGCAACACTCTTTTTAAAAAAGGTGAGCTCCCTTCTAACTTTGATTCAGTCGTAAAAGTTTACTTTGAAAGTGTATTAGGTGTTGCTTTCTCAAACCAAGCGATGCTTGATGGCATGGAGACTTTTTTTTCAGAAAGATCATACAATCCAGTTATTGAGTATATGGAGAGAGCAGCTGAAAAGTGGGACGGCAGAAAACGGATTGACCGCATGTTTCAAGTATATCTAGGTGCTGAAGATATCCCTTTAATTTCTAAAATAGCTAAAATGTGGTTAGTCGGTGCAGTCGCTAAAGTGTATGATCCATTTGTTAAATTTGACTACGTGCTGGATTTGGTCGGCGGTCAAGGTGTTGGGAAAACCTCACTCCTTCAAAAACTGGGTGGTGCTTGGTATACCGATGCTGTGACAGATTTCTCTAATAAAGATAATTACGACATCATGTTAAAAAGTCTAATCGTCAATGATGACGAAATGGTGGCCAGTAATCGGATGAGTTTTGCAGAAACCAAGGCCTTTATTTCTAAAACTAGCCTACGTTATCGTAAGCCCTACATGAAACGCACAGAAGAATTTGCCAAAAACTTCATTTTAGCCAGGACTACTAACCAAATAGAATACCTCAAGGACAAAACCGGTGAACGTCGATTTCTCCCGATTATGGCAGATAGTAAACGACAAAAGAAACATCCAATGGAAATCGAGCCTGACACAATCGAACAAATTTGGGGGGAAACTGTTACAATTTATCGTGCTGGTGCTGATTTGATGTTTGATGAAAATACAGAGGATGAATTGAATATCTACCGCGAACAGTTCATGTATCGTGATGAAGTTGAATTACAAGTGCTTGAATATCTTGATATGCCCGTCCCTGAAAATTGGCAAAACTGGTCTATTCAGCAACAACATCAATACACAAGTAAATATTTTGATAATAGTAGCGACTTTGAACCTGGTATCAAAAAACTAGATAAGGTCTCGACTCGTGAAATGATGTACAACTTATTTATGAGGAATTCGAATGATAGGAAATTGTCAACGAAGATAAACATGATTATGGATAATCATCCTGATTGGAAAAAAAGTGTTTTCCGGTCAGGTGGTAAAAGTACAAAAGGGTTCGTAAGAGTGAAAGATTCGGAAAAATCTAATCGGTAGCAATTAAAAATTTATCGGTAGTCATCGGTAGCAGTTGAGGGGTAGATCGGTAGCATTCTACCGATAAAATGAGACATCGGTAGCACATCGGTAGCAGTCTAACCCCTTGATATTACTGACTTTTATTTAATATTTATATATAATACTACTCTTCTACCTATATTTTTAAAAAAAGTATATAAAATAATAGTAATAATAAAGAAAGCCTATAAAATAGGGATTCTTGAAAAAAACTTTTTACTTTTTAGAATTTATCGGTAGTACGGTAGCAGTTTAGAAAAAGGAGGTAAAAATGTCATACACAGTAACACTATATTTTGACAATATGGTAGATGAAACTCACTTCTTTAAGAAAGTGGGTGATGCTGCTAAATGCAAGGCTCAGCTTGAGAGCAAGTATCGAGGGAATCGAATGTATAAGGTGAAACTTGAGGAGTTGGAAGAATGAGACCTAAAAAATATCCGTACACAGGGAGCAAAATAAATAAAGTGACTACAACAGGAATAGGAGCTCAAGAGCTTGTAGTTTTCCCTAACGTAGCTTTTAGAAAAGACTTACTCAAACACATTTTTTCAGTTGTCAAACAACATGACAACGCTACAATCATTTACTTCAGAATTCCAAAAGTATTCGGATACGAGGAGGAAAGAGCAAAAGTACATCTAAGCTATGAAAAGACGATGAGGATATTCAATAACCTCTAAAACAAAAAAAGCCAAGACACTCTCTGTCTCAGCTAAATTCCTAATAAGACTATTATATCACAAAGGAGATAGAGAGTGAAGGCTAAAGAGTTTTTAAGCGAATTGCAGAATCTTGACATGGATATCCAGAGTCGTATCGACGAAATCAACGAACTTGAGGCTGGCCTGCTCTCAAGTCCTAAGTGGTCCGAAGCTAAAGTAAAAGGTGGGCAGACAAGAAAGATTGATGATGTATATGCTCAGTTGATCACGATGAAAGACGAAATTGAGAAAGATACCAATGTTGTAATCAATCGAAAAATGGAATTGGGGCGGATGATTAACAAGCTGACAAATCCTAAGCATAGAACAATCCTACGAATGACTTACATCAATAAAGGTACAGCTGATAGTATTTGTTATGACTTGAAAATGAGCCGTACAACCTATTACAGATTAAAGAATGAGGCAATTTTAGCCCTAGAAGAAGTTATCTGATGTCATAAGTTCAAAATGGGACTATTTGGGACGGCACGGTTCTAAAAATCTGTTAGAATGGTAGTATCAAGAAATGAAAAGAGAGGTCTCAGAATTGGTAGATGGTTACCTGTAATATCAGGGGGCTGTAATGGCTTTGGAGGTTCAAGTCCTCCCCTCTCATTTTTCGGAAACATAAGGTTTGACTCCTCCATCTCGTTGAAAGTCCTAGGTCTGAGATGGTTTGGTCGCAGGTTCAAATCCTGCTGTTTCCATTATGTCTCTGCGAATAGCTATCGCGATAGAGGTATAGGGCGGTAATTAGATTTAGGTTGATTAACCTGTAGGACAGAGATAAAGTAGCGCTATATAAGGCTCTGGTGGGGGAGGCACCCACTTACCGCATACAGTCACTCTTTGAGTGGCTTTTTAAATTATTAAAAAGGTGGTGATGGAAAATTGAATGAAAGACAAAGACGATTCGCAGATGAGTACATCATCGAAAAAAAATCTGGGTGTGTCTATTGTATTGAGAATGCATTGAATGGAAAGAGATATATAGGCATTACAACTAGAACGATAAAAGAACGTTTTGCAGAACATTGCAAAGCTAAATCTTATATCGGCAAAGCAATCAGAAAATATGGTGTTGAAAATTTCAAACTTTATGAATTGGCTGTTGCAAATTCTCGAGAAGAATTGTGTGACTTAGAAGTATACTATATCGAAAAGTATAATACATTTAAGAATGGATACAATCAAACCATAGGCGGCGATGGCGTTGTCAAAGATATTTTTATAAAAGTTTCTTTGAATGAGAAGCAAAAACAATTTGTGGAATTTGTAAATAAAGAAAATGAAAAGAAAATTAACGTAGACGACGCTAACGAAATGACAAGAAGCTGCTTGCTGAATATCGTGCAATGCTATCTGGTTTGTGATTCTAAAATCGATAAACGAAAATCAGCTAAAATGATATTGAAAATGAAATCTGTATTTCTAGAAAAAATATTTGAATTGAATTTATTTTCAATTAATGAACTTAGGAGGTGGTCAGAATGGCGAAGTACACAGAATGGCTAACCGAAGAGGGATTGATAAAGATAAACGGTTGGGCTAGAGATGGTTTGATTGATGAACAAATAGCGACGAATATCGGGGTTTCCTACTCAACGTTCAAGGAATGGAAAAAGAAGTTTCCGGACTTTTCGGCCGCCCTAAAGAAAGGCAAGGATGTTGTTGATAGAGAGGTGGAGAATGCTTTATACAAATCAGCCATAGGTTTTATTTATGAAGAAGAAACTGTGACAAATGCAGGCGATGTCGTTCTTGTTAAAAAATATAGTAAACCAAACACAACAGCTCAAATTTTTTGGTTAAAGAATCGGAAGCGGAATCAATGGACGGATAAATCCGAAGTCGATATTTCTGGAACGGTGGTGTTTGCGAATGAGTCAGACATACCAGATTAAACAGAACGATATTGTCGTCGACCTGCCTAAGATAGTAGGTGGTGGATACGGGCAGTTCTGGCGCTCGAGAAATCTCTATCGAGTTGTCAAAGGTTCTCGTGGTTCAAAGAAGTCGAAGACGACTGCTTTGAACTATGTTACCCGCATTTTGAAATATCCCTGGGCTAACTTGCTTGTTATTCGTAGATACTCAAACACGAACAAGCAATCGACCTACACGGATTTCAAGTGGGCAGCTAACCAACTGAAAGTCGCTCATAAATTCAAGTTCAACGAATCTTTGCCTGAAATAACGGTTAAAGAGACAGGGCAAAAGATACTATTTCGTGGTCTAGATGATGAATTGAAAATCACATCTATCACGGTAGATGTTGGTATCTTGTGCTGGGCTTGGTTCGAAGAAGCGTATCAAATCGAGACTGAAGATAAGTTCAGTACGGTAGTCGAGTCAATCCGCGGTAGTTTGGACGTGCCTGATTTTTTTAAACAAATCACGGTAACGTTCAACCCGTGGAATGAGAGGCACTGGCTTAAACGTGTCTTTTTTGACAAAGAAACGAGACGTGCCGACACATTCGCTACTACGACTACTTATCGTTGCAATGAGTGGCTAGATGAAGTCGATATCAAGCGTTATGAGGATTTGTATCATACAAACCCAAGACGTGCAAGAATCGTCTGCGACGGTGAATGGGGAGTTGCTGAAGGTTTAATCTACAACAATGTGACTGTCAAAGACTTTGATAAAGATGAGTTGTTGCAAAAACCTGCTAACAAATTATGTATCGGTCTTGACTTTGGTTTTACTCACGATCCAACTGCTTTGTGTTGTTCACTGATAAATGACATAACGAAAGAAATACACATCTTTGACGAAGCGTACAAGATTGGTTTGATAACCAAGGAAGTCGCTAAGATGATAAAAGATAAAGGATATCATCGCTCTACAATCATCGCAGATAGCGCAGAGTCACGACTGATTGAAGAACTCAGGTCGGAACATGGCATATCTCGAATCAAAGAAAGCAGAAAAGGAAAGGATAGTATCATGGCAGGCGTGTCCAAATTACAAGGATACGCTATTTATGTACATCCGAGTTGTGAACATATCATGGATGAATTTTATAGTTACTGTTACCAGCGAGACAAAGAAGGCAATTGGTTGAATAAGCCAGAAGATAAGAACAACCACCTAATGGACGCATTGAGATATAGCCTTCAATGTATTGAGGGTGGGAAAGCAACCGTCCGCAGACGTTCGCAGTACGGATTATAGAAAGGAATTAAATGTATCAGATTTTAACTTATCCACGGGATGGATACGATGAAACAGCTTTGAGTAAAGAATTGATTTTTAAGCTGATTCGCAAACATACACAAGAGCGCAGTCACTTGCAGGATTTGAAGAAATACTATCTAGGTGAGCATGCTATTTTAAATCATGAGCGACGAAACAAGAATGCTCCGAACTTTAAAACAGTAGCCAATCATGCGAAGGATATTGCAGACACGTCTACGGGCTATTTCATGGGCAATCCTATCAAGTATAACAATACTGCTGAGAGCGATCTTGAACCCTTGCTTGAGGCTTTTGATGGCGCCGAAATCGACCAAGTGGATGCGCAGAATGCTTTGAACATGGCTATCTATGGACGAGCTTACGAGTACATCTATGCGAAAGAAGGATTGACTGAGCTTGATTCGACTAGTGTAGATCCTGAGAATGTATTTCTTGTATACGATGATAGCATCGAACGGAAGGCCTTGTTTGCGGTCTATTATTACGAAATTAAAGACGACACGAAAGATGCTACTAAGTATCAAGCGGAAGTCTTTACTCAAAATCTGCACTATCACATTGTACTGCGTGATTCTAGCATAGGAACAACCAGGAACGAGCAAGTGGAGCCTCATAATCTTGGTCAAATCCCAATCATTGAATACAGAAACAATCATTTTGCAATCGGTGATTATGAGCAGCAGATCAGCTTGATTGATGCTTACAATTCACTGATGGGCAATCGAGTCAACGACAAAGAGCAAGCAGTAGAGTCTATTCTTGTTCTGTACGGTGCGCAGTTGGCTGACAGCCAAGAAGAAGCTAGAGAGGCAATGAGCATCCTTGCTGAAGAAGGCCTTTTGGAATTGCCAGCAGATGCCAAGGCTGATTTCTTAAAAAATGCCCTGGACGAAAACGCGACTGAAATTTTGCGTAAGGCCTTGAAAGAAGATATCTACACATTTAGCCATGTGCCAAACTTGACAGATGAGAACTTCGCAGGTAATAGTTCAGGCGTAGCCATGGAATTCAAGCTACTAGGTCTTGAAATGATTACGAAGACCAAGGAAGCAAATTACAAACGTGGTATTCGTCAACGTATTGCTATCTTTGCTCATTATCTGGGCATGCAGCAGGTCGCTCTTGAGGCACACTCAATTGTGCCGCAGTTTAGCCGTGGATTACCTAAGAATTTACTTGAATTGTCACAGGTTATCAATAATCTTGAAGGCAAGGTGTCACTTCGTCAGCTTATTTCTCTCTTGCCATTCGTTGAAGATCCTGATGCTGAATTGGAAGACCTCGAGGAAGAGAAAGAAAAGAATATGGAACGTGTGCCATTCTTTAACCAGGTAAACACGAAGCCAGACGATGAGGTAGCAGATGAAGAACAAGGACTACTGGACCAAGAGGAAAGCTAATCTCATCTATGAGCAGATGGATAAGGCCGAGAAGCAAGCAGACAAGTTTGACGATGTCTACAGGCAATCGAAAGCTTATTTAGACAAGCAAATCAACAAAATCTTTGACAAGTTTCAACGCGATTATGGTTTGAGCGAACGTGATGCTCGTCATGTCTTAAAGAACGTGAAGGGCCAAAAGGACCTGAATGAACTTCGCAAGGTTCTTGAAGCTAGACCAAATGATCCAAATATTCAACGATTGCTTGCTGATTTGGACAGTCCAGCTTATGCTTATCGCATGAAGCGACTTGAACGGTTAAGTGCTGACTTAGATTTGATGCGTGAGTCTATCTATCATTCTGAGAAGAAAGGCTCAGATGCCTTTTATAGCGACTTGATGAAGGATAGCTACTACAAGGCGACCTTTGACTTGCAACAGCAAACGGGACTTGCTTATAGCTTCTCCGACTTGCCTGAAACAGAAATCAAACGTCTACAAGGTCTAAAATGGACAGGAGAGGCCTATTCAGACAGAATATGGTCAAATACAGGAGCGCTTGCTTCAAGTGTGAAAGACGAGCTTTTAGTAAGTCTCATGACCGGCCGAAGTGTAAGAGATACATCTCAAGCAATCGCTGAACGCTTTGAGGTTGGTCAAAACAAAGCTAGGCGCTTGATTCGTACTGAGTCAGCGTTTTTTCATAACCAGATGGAACTGCTCAGCTATGAAGATGCTGAAATTACAAAGTATCGCTTCATAGCAGTATTAGATAAGCGCACATCGCACATTTGCCAAGAACATGACAATAAGGTTTACGACACGGACAAGGCTGTTCCTGGTGTGAACTATCCACCTCTGCATCCGTGGTGCAGGTCTACGACTATTGCATATGACGAGGACGCAGATTACAGCAAGCTGGAACGTAGGGCTAGAAATCCTAAGACTGGTAAAGTCGAATATGTGCCTGCTGATATGAGTTATAAAGAGTGGTATTCTAGGTACGTTGCTAAAGATGGGGGAAAGGTGTATAATCAGGATATGAGTTCAATTGATTTAATGGCGAAATCACAACAATTCGTAGTCGGTGATAGGATTCGGGTCAGCGCTAAACAAGTTCATGGGACGGGTTATGATTTTTGGTTACAAGACAACACTAAGAAAATTAGGGATACCATGCGAAACGTTCATGAAGGTTTGAAAGACTTATCTGACTTTGACGTGCCTAAAATTGTCATTGTGAAACATAGTCGATTGAACGCTTTTGCAGGATATAATCAAGAACAAAATATTCTTTTTGTTAGCGATATTTTGCATTCAAAAGAGCAGATTCAAAACCTGTTATCAGATGACTACTTTGCTTCAAATGACCTTACCGGTATTTTAAAGCATGAGTTGACCCATAAAAAACATTGGGATTCTGCAAAAGCGTTTTACAAAAAGAATAAAAAGAGGTATAATAACCTTGAAGAAGCAATGAAAGCATTAAATGCTCCGTTGGTGTCGTATGTGAAAACACAACAAAACCTTGATATGATGTATCTTCATAGAATTAGTATTGATGCGTTAGCTGCTTTTGAGAAAAATAATATCAATGAATTAGTAGCTGAAGTCGGTGTTTTAGCTGAAGACACGCCAGATAAAATATTGTTACAAAAAGTTAAGGAGGTACTGAAATGGAAGTAATGGCGCTACCTAGTAAAGAAACAATGCAATTCTATACAGAGATTTATCCATGGGTAAAATCCAGTTACCCAGATGATGAAACTCCTAGATTTGTATTTCAAGAGGATACCCCCAGTCACATTTTGGAAACGTTTAATCGTATTAAAGGTAAATTAGGTTACGAATATGCAAGGTAACTTTATGATACCTTTGAAATTAAACCAAAACTTGAATTTGCTTATTAATAGTTATCAAAGCACCTAGAGAAATCTAAGTGCTTTTTTCGTACTCAGAAAGGAGAAAAAACATGTTTATTTGGAATTTGGTATCAATCGCTTTCGGGTGGTTGGTATTTTTGTTGTTAATCTTTATTATTCTGGCCGTGATCAGCGGAATAGTTGAAGGTGTAAAGAAAGGACTGAAAAAATGAAATACAGAAAGAAACCAGTAGTGGTCGAGGCGGTTCAGCTTAATGAACGTTGTTTGATTGAAGAAGATTGGTTTTGGGACGCAGTAACAAGAAATGAGATTATCGTTCACGATACTGGTAAGTGGAATAAAAATCCCGCATGGTGTGAGATTAAAACACTTGAGGGGGTCATGGTCGCAAAAACAGGCGATTATATAATCAAAGGAGTTCAAGGTGAATTTTACCCGTGTAACCCTGACATCTTTAAAGAAACATATGAAAAAGTAGAGGAGTAGAGACATGTTTATTTGGGATTTGGTATCAATTTTACTAGGTTGGATTATATTTTTTGCATTAATTTTGTTCGTAATAATTAAATTATTCGAAGTAATCTCAACAGTAATTTCAACTTTAAAAGTCGGAATTGAATACAGAAAGAAACTGAAACAATTGAAAAATAAATAATCTAGCCGTATGGAATCCCGTACGGTTAAATTTATATGTTGGAGATATTACCTTGAGGAAGTATACAAAAATAGCACTAACAATTGCTGTAACCGTCATTACAACAAAGCTAGTGCTACACATAGAAGAACAGCGAAAAATCAGAAACTTACATAACCGAATCGCTAAACTAGTTCAAATCGACTAGTGTCTTTCGCCCTGAGCATGGCGTTAAAAGGCTTTTTTACTTTACCAAAATGTCGTGGTCGTTGCCACGTTAAACAAACGTACAGGAGGAAAAGAAATGAATCGTAAATTTTTGGAACAGTTAGGATTGACTGAAGAACAAGTTGAAGCAGTTATGTCTGAACACGGCAAATCAACACAGGACTTACAAGCGAAGGTGTCTGCTGCAGAAGACAACGCCAAGGGCTTGCAAGACCAGTTGAGAGAGCGTGATAAGGACATGAAACAGCTCAAACAAGACGCTGAGGGCAATGCTGACCTACAACAAAAATACTCAGACTTGGACAGCAAGTACAAGACACAACAGAAGGAACATGAACAACAACTCAAGACAATGCAGTTAGACCATGCTATTGAAATGCACTTGAGCGGTAAGGTTCACGACGCTGGAATCGTGTCTAGTCTACTAGACAAGTCTAAATTGGGATTAGGTGACAACGGAGCAGTGACTGGATTAGATGAACAGTTGACGGCTTTGAAGGAATCTAAAGGCTTTTTATTTGCTCCAGAAAAGGCTGTAGAACCACATATAGCTGGTGCTAAACCACAAGGGACAACACAAGAAGAAACAGTTGCTAACGATCTGACAACGCAGATGATTAATGCGTTCACGTCAGATCTATAATCAAAAAATAGAAAAGAGGAACAGATATGCCAGCAACATTGAACTATGCACAGGCTTACCAACAAGGTTTGCAAAAACGCTACAGTGAAAACGGATTGTTATTCACTCAAAAACTATGGAATTCTCCATCGAACACACTTTTGAAGTTCACAGGAGCTAAAGAAGTAAAAGTACCACGTCTTTTGATTAAAGAAGGACGTAAAGACCGTACACGTCGCACGATTACGAATATTGACGCTAACTATGAAAACCAATGGGAAACATACACATTGACTAATGAGCGTTACTGGTCAACACTAGTAGACCCATCAGATGTTGATGAAAACAACTATGTTACTTCCATTGCTAACATCACTAAAACATTCAACGATACTGAAAAAGTTCCAGAAATGGATAAATTCATGGTATCTAAATTGTTCTCCCGTAAGAAAGCACTTGATACAGAAAGTAAACAAATTAAGTCATTGAATTTGACTGAGGAAAACTTCCTCGCTACCTTCGATGAGCTGATGGAACAAATGGATGAAGCTGGAGTACCAGCAGAAGGTCGTGTTATTTTCTGTACACCAACAGTTAAACGTATGATCAAGAACATCAAGCAATTTGGCCGTACAGTCAATATCCACGGTCAAGGAACAGTGATTGACCGTTCAGTTGGTCGTTTGGATGATGTGACGATTGAGCCATCTATTCCATCTGACCGTATGAAGACCTTGTACAACTTTACAAATGGCGCTAAGGTTGACCCAACTGCCAAACAAATCCATTTCTTCTTGATTCATATTCCATGTATGGCAGCGCCACAAAAATATGAATTTGTAGGACTTGACGCACCAAGCGCTTCTTCAAGCGGTAACTACTTGTACTACGAACAATCTTACGATGATGTATTGCTATTCCAGACTAAACATGAAGGTCTAGCCTTTGTCGTAGCACCTTAAAAAGGAGGATAGAAAATGTTAACAGTAAAAAAAGACAATCGTGTACTAGATATTGATGAACTAGAAAAAGTAACCTTCCTTGAAGATGGTTACGATGTGGTTGAAATCCAAGATGGAGAGTATGTAGTCGTAGAGCCAGCGACTAACGGACGTACTTACACTATTCAAGAGTACAAAGCAGTAGTTGCTGAACGTGACCAAGCTCTAGCTGAACTTGAAAAACTATCTAAGAAATCCGCTAAAGACGATAAGTAGAAAGAGAGGTTCTGCTGATGGAGAAGAGAACATCGGAAGAAATCCAAAAGCATAACGAAGATGCTAGACAAGCCTTGATTGACTTGTACGAACAACGTTATCCATGCTATCCAGAAGAGTTAGTGGTCGATGAAGTCATGCAGAACATTCTTAACTACTGCAATCGTGAGGATTTTCCTTTAGAGTTGCGATTTGTGGCCATTCAGATGGTTTATATTGTTTGTAATCCTGACCAAGCTGTTCAAGGCAAGAATATTTCTGTTGGAGATACTCGTGTCGAATTGAGCAAGTCGGATGTTGCCAGACGTGCTGAAAGTGTCTTGCTGGACTTTACTAGCCAGTTACAGCGGTTCAGAAAGTTGAGGTGGTAGGATGAATTTCAATGATGTCTTATCTCAGGCAACACCAAGCATTGAATGGACCTATGATAGAAAGATGGATGTGTTTGCTACTGTCGAGAGTACGAAACCAAACGGAGCTGACTTTGTAGAGTTTAAAGAAATCTACGAGAAAGTTCCCTGTCGTGTCTCTGTTCGCAACTTAGTGAATACAGAGCAGAACGAAGCACATCAACTTAAGACAGAACACAAGATTTTCTGTTCGCCTAAATTTACTATCAAAGCTGGTAGTAAATTAATTGTAGACGGTGTTAAATACCTGACTAGTGAAGACCCAATGGTTTATATCACGCATCAAGAAATTGTGGTGAGACGGCATGAGTGGCTATGATGATAGTGATGTTCAAGAGTTCTTGAAACGACTTGAACGAGCTCAAGCAATTATTGACTCTGAGTTTATGCAGGCTGCTAAAGATATCGGTCTAGCCTTTTTGAAAGAGGTTAAGGAACGAACACCAAAGGGCCTAACAGGCAAGCTCAATCAATCCTGGAAGATGGAAGTAAGCAAAAATGGGAATGTGTACGAGGTTATCGCATTCAACCCTATGGAATATGCTTCTTTCGTCGAAAGCGGACACCGTCAGAAAGTAGGGCGATATGTTCCTGCAATTGGCAAGCGCTTGGTCAACCCTTGGGGTTTTAGAGCTGTGTTGTTTCGAATGGTTCCAAAA